AGGATAAGTGCAACAGAAGAAGAAGAATAAACAACTGAAAATACAAAATTAACAAGTAAATTAATTATATAAATATGAGTACAAAGAAAAGAGTTTTTAATAAACTAGCAGAAGAAACAAAAGTTGAGTTGTCTGTACAGAAAGTAGAGTTGAGTTTAATGGATGATGTAGATAAGGCTTTAGATAAAGCAAATTCTAAAAGAAGAAATTTAGAAAAACTTGCTAAAAAAGTATCATCTGATTTTAATGAATTACAATCTGAATATGCAATAGCTCTGCAAATTGCTAAAAAAGGAGAAGCAGCAGCAAAAGAAATAGGTGCAGATGATTTAAGAAAGTTTTTTGGAAATAGAGGAGATGAGGCAAGAGATTATCAAAATGAAGTAGGTAAAGCTGCTAATAAAATATTTTCAGCAGTATCAAGCATATAAGAGCTAAAATACAATAATTAACTAAATATATGAACACAGACAGAACATTATTAAACAAAGCAAGAGTTTTACTTGGATTAGAAGTAAAGCTAGAGCAAATGAAGCTAGATAATGGTGCTATCTTAGAAGCTGAAGTATTTGAGGCTGGTGCAGAAATCTTTGTCGTTGCAGACGAAGAAAGAGTTGCAGTACCAGTTGGAGAGTACGAAGCAGAGGGTAAAACTATTATAGTTTCAGAAGAAGGTATCATTGGAGAAGTGAAAGAAGCAAGTGCTGAAGAAGAAGCACCAGCAGAAACAGAAGCAGAAGAAGTTGAAGAAGAAGAATTATCAACTGAAACTGCATCTCCAAAGAAGATAGTTAAATCAATATCAGAAGAAATGTTCTTCTCAGAGATTGAAAAACTAAGAACTGAGATCAACGAACTAAAATTATCTAAAACAGAAGTTGTTGCAGAGGAAGTAGTTGAGTTATCAGAAGTAAAGGAAGATAAAGTAGAGTTATCTGCTGAAGAAGTTGAAGGAATTACACATACTCCAGAAAACTTATCTGACAAAAAAGAATTAAACCTTTATTCTCAAAAAGGGAATAAGAACACAACAAGAAATAGAATATTTAACAAATTAAACAAATAAAAAATGAGTTTATCAATTACATCAACGTATGCTGGAGAGTTTGCTGGAAAATATGTTTCAGCTGCTTTATTGTCTGGTAATACAATTGCTAACAACTTAATTGAGGTTAAGCCAAACGTAAAATTTAAAGAAGTATTAAAAAGAGTAGATTTATCTGGTGCTATTGCAAATGCATCTTGTGATTTTACAGATGCTGGAACTGTTACTTTAACAGAGAAAATCATTCAACCAAAAGAATTACAAATTAACTCAGAGTTATGTAAAACTCCATTTGTATCAGATTGGGAGGCAGTATCAATGGGTTATTCAGCTCACGATAACTTACCAGCTAACTTTTCTGATTACTTTATCGGGTTAATGTCTGAATCTGTTGCTGAATCAACTGAAAACGATATCTGGAGTGGAAGTGCTGGTGCTGGAACTTTTGATGGTTTTGAAACTTTATTAGCTGCTGATGCTGATTTACCAGCTGCACAAGAAGTTGCTGGAACTACTGTAGATTCTTCAAACGTAGTTGCTCAATTAGGATTAATTGTAGATGCTATTCCAACAAGTGTATATGGTAAAGAAGATTTATACATTTATGTTGCACAAAACATCTTTAGAGCTTACAAAAGAGCTTTAGGAGGTTTCCAAAGTGGAGGTCAAGGAGCAGCTGGTGTTAATGGATTAGGAAACAACCAAGATATAGACATCCAATATTTTGATGGTGTAAAAATCGTAGCTTGTAACGGGCTTTCTGATGATACTGCTATTGCAGCTCAAAAATCTAACTTATTCTTTGGAACTGGACTTTTAGCAGACCACAACGAAGTAAAAGTATTAGATATGGCTGACTTAGATGGATCTAAAAATGTTAGATTCATTATGAGATATACTGCTGGAGTACAATATGCAGTTGTTGAAGATATCGTAACTTACGGAATCACAAACTCTGCTAACTAATATTAGCTTTTAAATAACAATGAGGGTAGGTGGTTAATCTGCTTACCCTTTTTTAATAACCTTAAAAAATATAACACAAATGGCTTGTTTACTTACATCTGGTAGAGCTTTACCTTGTAAAAGTAGTGTTGGTGGCTTAAAAGCAGTTTATTTCGCAGATTATGGTACGTTGGGAGCAACTACAATAGCATCTGGAGAGATTACTGCAATAAGTGGAACACCAGACTTCTTTAAATTTGATATCAAAGGTAATTCTTCACTAGAAACCACAATTAATAGTTCAAGAGAAAACGGAACTACATTTTACACACAAACTTTAAATTTAACTTTACCAGTTTTAGATAAAGCAACACAAGAACAAATAAAATTATTAGCTACTGCAAGACCTCACGTTGCAATAGAAGATTATAATGGTAATTTCTTTATGGTTGGTTTAGAACACGGAGCAGAGGTAAATGGAGGTACAGTTGTATCTGGAGCTGCTATGGGAGATTTAAGTGGATTCACTTTAACTTTAGAAGGTCAAGAAACTGACCCAGCTTTCTTTGTAACATCAACTGTTATTACTGATAACGAAAGTTCAGCACAAATAGACCCTAACGCATAGGTTTTTTTAATTTTTTTCATTTGAAAGGGGTAGTCTTAATTGATTACCCTTTTTTTTTAATACAATAAATAAAAATACAAACTTTTAGTATTATATATATATGAAACATTTGTTACCTACATCTGATGCACAAACAATAAAGATTATACCAAGAGTATATTCAACAAGTGTTACAATAAAACTAAGAGATGATAGCACAAACGATGAAGTGACAATTTTACCATCTGCTATAATAAATAAAAATTATGTTGAGTTGTCAAATGTCTATACATTAAGTGAAGTACCTAGTTTACTATCAACTTTACAAGCAAGAGCAGACTATTACGAGAATGTAACTTGTACAACAGCAACATTAACCACAATGGCAGATAATTTAATTGAAGGTAGGTTTTATGATTTAAAAGTTTATAATGGTCAAGGCTCAATAACAGAAGCAGATATTATTTACAGAGATAAAATATTTTGTACTGCACAATCAACAAGCCAATCTAATAACGAACACTATACAATAAACAAAGATGTGTACAAAGAAAAGAGTGGTAATAACGATTTTATAATACTATGAGTAAACGTATAAATAAATACAGAAAAACAACACCATCAAAAGCATCTAGCTCAAAAGTTAGTTTTGTTAATTTATCATCTTACACATCTCCAGAGATTGTAGAAACAAAGAACAAAGAATGGGTTGAATTTGGTGCTGACAACAATTATTTTCAGTTCTTAATTGACAGAGCAAACGGAAGTGCTACATCAAGTGCTTGTATTACTGGTATATCTCAAATGATATATGGTAAAGGTTTAGATGCAACAGATAGTGCAAAAAGACCAGAGCAATATGCAAGAATGATATCATTATTTAAGAAAGATGATGTAAGACGTTTTGCATACGATTTAAAGCTAACTGGACAATGTGCAATACAAGTAATATACTCAAAAGACAGAAAGTCTATTGCTAAAGTAGAACATTTACCAATTGAGACTTTAAGAGCAGAGAAATGTGGAGCAGAAGATAAAAAAGTACAAGCATATTACTATCATCCAGATTGGGTTAATATAAAGCCATCTGAGAAGCCTTTAAGAATACCAGCCTTTGGTATTTCAAGTACACCACAACCAATTGAGATTTTATATGTTAAGCCTTATGAAGCTGGTATGTATTACTATTCTACTCCAGACTATCAAGGTGGGTTACAATATGCAGAGTTAGAAGAAGAAGTATCTAACTATCATTTAAACAACATAATGAACGGACTTGCTCCATCAATGTTAATTAATTTTAATAATGGAGTACCAGACGAAGAAAAACAAACCTTAGTTGAAAATAAAATAAAAGCTAAGTTTAGTGGATCGTCTAATGCTGGTAAATTTATACTTGCTTTTAACGATGATAAAGAATCAGCAGCAGATATAAATCCAGTACAATTATCAGATGCACACAACCAATATCAATTTTTATCAGAAGAATCACAAAAAAAGATAATGATATCACACAGAATTGTATCTCCTATGTTATTAGGTATAAAAGATTCAACTGGCTTTGGTAACAATGCAGAAGAATTAGAAACTGCATCTATTTTAATGCACAACACAGTTATAGTGCCTTTTCAAGAACTTTTAACTGATGCATTTGATAAAATACTTGCTTTTAATAATATTAGTTTAAACCTATATTTTAAGACGTTACAACCATTACAATTCTTAGATTTAGATAATGTAAAAGACGAAGAAACAAGAGAAGAAGAAACTGGTGTTAAGATGTCAAAGGTATTTTCTGATTTAGAACAACTAGGAGAAGAAGAAGATTTAGAGAATTGGGAATTGATTGATGAAAGAAAAGTTGATTATGATGCAGAAGATGAGTTAAATGAAGAATTAGAAAAGTTAAACAATCCTAAACTTTCAATGCTTTCAAAGATGTACAATTTTGTTACTACTGGAACTGCTAGACCAAATGCAAAGAGTAGTCAAGATGGAGAAAATGAAGAGGGTGTACAATTTAAAGTTAGATATCAATACGCACCATTAAGTTATAGCCCAAATAGCAGAGCATTTTGTAAAAAAATGGTAAATGCTGCTAAGATATACAGAAAAGAAGATATAGACAGAATGAGTACAATGCCAGTTAATCCAGGGTGGGGTTTAAATGGTGCTGATACTTATGACATATGGCTTTACAAAGGTGGAGGAGATTGTCATCATTTTTGGATGAGAAAAACATATAGAGCAAAGAGTGCTAAGACAAAAGCAGATGTTGGTAACCCAAATGCTGAAGTAAGTGTAAACAAGGCTAAAAAAGAAGGATTTAAACCAGAGGTAAATGCAAAAGAAGTTGCTAAAAGACCAACGGATATGCCAAATAACGGATTTGTAAATAAAAAGAGATAATAAATGGCAACTGCATTATTTATAAGTAGAACAGATTTAGTAAAAAATAGTATTGTTGATGGAAACGTTGATACAGATAAATTTATACAATTTATTAAGATTGCACAAGAGATACACATACAAAACTATTTAGGAAGTAAGTTGTATAATAAAATATCAGCAGACATAATTGCAGATAGTTTAAGTGGTAACTATTTAGATTTAGTTACAGACTTTATACAACCAATGTTGATCCATTACGCAATGGTTGATTATTTACCATTTGCAGCATATCAAGTAAAGAATGGTGGAGTGTTTAAACACACATCAGAAAATGCTGAAAGTGCAACAAAAGATGAGGTTGATTTCTTAGTACAAAAACAGAGAGACTTTGCAGAATATTACACAAGAAGATTTGTAGATTACATTT